ACCCTGCGCTAACCCAACTACCACCTGTTGTTATACCTTTTATATAAATTCGATATTTATAAATGCTGTTCGCAACTGCTGCTATTGTATATGATACTGGTAGTACAACAGCATCTTTATTCGCACTTTTTAATCTAATTGATATTAAAGGTTTAAATGATTGATCGTTTGGTAATCTAACAGGGGTAGCTAAATTATGTCCTATACTTCTTGATATCCCAGTTAAACTATAACCACCTTCACTTATAACAGTACTACAAATTTGATTTAATGTACCAGCTGCTCCTGACGTAGACAATTCATACCGTAAAGGCAAGGTACCTGTTGACATATAAGTTGTAGTATTTCCAGCTTGATTAGCATGATTAAAAGTATGACATATAATGTATTGTCCATTTATTACAAAACCCGTTCTTACACTACCTACACCTAACCATTCAATGTCTATCCAAAATATTTGTGTAAGTGCTGGGTCCAATGTTATACCACTTGACCCTGTACCATTTAATTTGTCGCCGTTCCAAGCACTTTGCGGAATACGATCTTCAACAATTGATCCCGAACTATATGAGCGGATAACCATGTTTAATGTAGTACCGCTAACTTCAAAAAATATACCATTTTGTGATGAAAAATAACCAACTCTTTGAGTAATTCCTGCTGTTGGAGTATTCATAGCAAAGGTATTAAGTGTAAGCAAACTTTTTCCTGGCTGATAGATAAAAGTTTTATATGTTTCACGTATTACACTATCACCTGCTCCTGAAACACTTAACAAAAAAGTACTTGAGTTAGCATTATATGTGGAATTTCCTGACCCTGTTGTGCTTGTAGCAAATAAATCATGGTCAAAATATCTGTTTTGAGTATCAAATAAAGTAAGTGGATTACTTACACGTAATCTTCCAAATGCATCTGTCGCAGTAGGTTGGAAACTTGTAACAATGGAACTATTATCAATTGTTATATTACCCGATATTGGTAATGTATTTCCAGATATATCAACATTGCCTAAACTTGTTACTCCTACATTGCCAACAGTAACATTACCAATACTTACATTAGCATCAGTACGAATATATACATTGCCTGATGTTTCATCTAAGGCAAGTGCTTGGGTAATATTTCTAAGATACCAAGGTGCTACTTCGGTAGGTTCAGGATATGCCATTAAATACTCTCACTAGTAGAGTATTTATACAAAACTACTTTACATCAAGTGGCTTTATTTTAGTAGCTAAAATACAATAATACTTTTCATGAAATTTTTTATTTTCACCATTTTGATCTGGAGCACTCATATCAAATTCTAAATTGTTAAAAATGTCAATATTAAACCCAGTTCTTATTAATAAAGCACCTAATTGTTGTGCTCCTAAAATACTATAATGGTTCAAATTAAATTCATGTTGTCTGTCACAGTCAGGAGCAGGCACTTCAATATATATTTTACCATTTTGTTTTAATACTCTGTTGTACTCCATTAGTGTAAAAATAGGATATGGACTATGTTCCAAAGCATGGCGTAAGAATATGAAATCTACGCTTTCATCATAATACCCTTCACTTTGAGGTAAAAAACTAATATCTAATTTTTTAATTGTATGGCCTTTATCTTCGCAAATTTTTATATCGCCATGACTTAATGTCGTACCAACTAAATTTGTATAACCACGTTCTTTCATACTATCCAAAAAATATCCTGGACCACAACCCAAATCTAAAATTAGGCAATCTTTAGCTAAATTAAGCGGATCAATATACTTTTCAATTACTTGCTTAGTTAGTTCTAAATGAAATTGGCTATCACCTTCGTCATACAAATGATTAGCATACAACCATTCATTATAAAATTTAATTTTTACTAAATCTAAAGTTTTGTTAATATCAATAAAATCTTTCATAATTATCCTTCAATTTGTATTACTTATGATATTTGAAGTATAATTATTTATTTTTTGTAACCTTTGAATGGTTTTACAATACTATCCTTATTAACATTATCATTTTCAATGCTTCTATTATTGGTTAGTTGTTTAACTTCACCTGCTCCTATCATTTTGGCAGCACTATTAATAATTTTCATTTCTACATCAGTATATGTAGCTAACAATGGATCACCCGCAAATGCTCCTGCTGGCTCAGTGGGATAATCAGGAGCCCCTGCCATAGCTATACCAAAACGCCATTGAGCATATGGACTGCCGCCTTGTTTTGTTTGCGATATATCAGGCATGCTTACCGCTCCTTTAATTGCGCTTCTATGTGACTTTGGAAGTTTAGCAGCATTGGCAGGAACATCTTCTGCCGCACCATATTTTGCCTCACTAATAAATTCTTTAGCTCTCATTATTCACATCTTTCATTTGTATAGCATCGAAAGGTTGATGTTTTCTACGATATTTCCATAGTTCTCTATTACTAAGTATTTCAACCCATGTATTACGATTTGGTTTATTTAATTCCCAAAAATTAAATTGTAAACTGCTACTTACTGGACGACAATATAACGTATATTGTTTAGGAACACATAATTGTTGACTTGTGGTACGATACTTATTTTTTTCAGTACTGGTTCTCATTATATTTAATTGATCATTATTAACATTAACCTGACACATTCCGTTAACTAAATCAATTGGTTTTTTAGCATTTTCAACAACTTTTTGTGCCTGTAATAACCTACTTTCACTACTAATTCTATCTAATTTTTCTTCTTTGTTTTTAGTATTTCTTTGAAATCCTGCCCAATCTAAATAAATGCCATGGTTAGTTCTTGCTATACTTTTGTTTTTACCTATTTTCTTTACAACATAATCATATGGTTTAGTTCCATCCTGATCGCTAGCTTCTAGCAAGTACAAATCATCTTTGTTAAAAACAATAGTACAGCCAACTAATTTTCTTTTAACCAATATTTTAACGGCATCTAAAGGATTTTTTTGTAATAAAGCTTCACTTATAAATTTACCGTCTGGACTAGTTTTAGCGATACCCTTTTCAACTTCGCTTTCATCACTTTCAATATCTAAACTTGTATTCAATATACTTACACCGTAACTATTAATACCTTCTTTATAACCAGTAACTTGGTCATGCATCATACAACGTTCCACATCACCTACATCTTCAATTATAAAATCAAGTGTAGGTGTGTATTTTCTGTCACGGTTTTTGGCGCCTGCCCATCCAATATTTGGGAAGTATTTGGCTATTATAATACACATTACTTTTTATAACCTTTGAAAGCATTTATAGGACTTTTAATATGTGTCCCATCTACTTCCCATTTTCCTGTTGTGAATAATTCCTGTGGCTTCATGCCAAGTTTTTTCATAACTTTTTTTAGCTTTTCTCTATCATGCTCAGTATAAGCTGAGTAAACTGGTAAATTACCAAAAAAACTAATTGAATCCACATCGTCTAGGTCATCAGGATCCATTCCAATTAAGCTTGCTATTCTATAAAAGTCATAGTAACGACCAATATACATATCCCCACGTCCCGCAGGACTTACTAAACCAGGGTGTGCTGCTTTAAATTCTTTACTAGGTTCGGCTCTGCCTTTTCCTCTTAACCCTTTACTTTCATTCATAAACTCTTTTGCTCTCATTTTTTATAGCCTTTAAAGGGTTTTATTGGGCTGTTTTTAAGTGTATCATCAAATTCATCACTTCCAGGAGTACTTACTATTTTTTTACCTTTTTTATTAACCTTTTTAAGTGCCTGATCAATTACTTTACCAATATTAGGATCAAAACTGCTGATTGTTAAATTCTCTCCCCATGTTGATTCCGCTCTAAAATCAGGCTTATAAGGATCAATATTTTTTACATCACCCATGTTTCCCCTAACATCTGCTATAGCTACCCCAAATCTATACAATTCATAAAAATCTTGATTTTTAAGCTCTGGTAATGTATAGGTATATGGTAATGATTTAGCAGCAACGTCTAATCCATCATGAACGTCACTGAGTTTTTGTTCTGTTATAAATTCTCTAGCTCTCATTTAATTCTCTGTAACAAGGTCTAGTCCATCTTGGGTCTCCAGTATTGAGTCTACATACCCATCCAATTGTAAATTTAACCCAGGTAATGTGCTACCTTGCCATGTTATTGTACTTGCGATAAAATGAATCATTACGGTATTGGCAATTGGTTTGGCATAAATTACTACATTACCTCCCACTACATCCATATCATAGCGAGTTAATGCATCTCCGTCAAAAGTTGTTCCATATCCAGTCCAACGAACTCCTAATCCACTATTTTTAATTTGTGCTGATATCATTATATTTTGGCTATTAGGACCGTCACTATCACTACTACGTATTTGAAATTCAGCCTGCGTAAACTCAGTAGCGTCTGTTTCAAATATAATTTGATCTCCTAATCCCACTGTATAACTTGTCGTAGTATTCGTTGTCGTAAAAAATAAATTACTAAAATTGTTATTAATTTTACCAAATGCTACACGTAGAGGGTCACCTTGTCCATCGTTAGGAGTGGCCCCAATATTAATATATTCTTGATTACCGTAAGGACCTGCGCTTGTCGTTAAAACTGGAATGTAAGGAGTAGAAACAACTGTTGATAGTGATTGTGTATTTGAGCCTATAAAATTATTGTTATAAACGTTTATTTGTCCAATGTTTAAATTAAAATTGTTACTGGTAGGCTCGTCAGGAAAAGCCTCTAAATTTAGTAAACTTAAATTAGCATTGGCAGTAAATAAATTAGCAAAATTATTGTTTATTTTTTCAAATGCAGTACGTAAAGGATCTCCTGTTCCGTCATTTGGCAAGTCCCCAACATCAATAATTTCTTGTGGCATAATGTTTCCAATTATGATGTATTTATTACAATCCCAGTATATTTCTTGGGGGCGGTGTTACATTTAATATGTTTGATTTACACTTTTCAGCAAGAGCTATAGCCCCTATTTTAGCCCCATTATCAGCATTTTTAGCTATTTCTGTAACTGCTGAAAAGCAAGCTGTTTGTGCTATAGTATTATCTTTACTAATAGACTTTGCTGCTTCATAATATAATTGATCTTTAGTAGCACAACCTGTTAAAAACAAAAATGTTAAAGCTAAGACTATTTTGCTCATTTTTTAATACTTTCATAAATTTTCTTTTGCTCATTGTACCAATCTTGCCAACCATCAACTTTGGTGGAACATTCATAATAAAGTGTATAGTTTGTTACTATTACCTTTAGCATATCTCCAATAGATACTTTATCCCCTTCAATTTGCTTTAAATTTTCACATTTTTTCATTAAATCAGGGGTAGCGTTTGGAAATTTAGGTACTACAGGTACTGGTTGTTTAAACATTGAACAGCTTGATATTACAACTGCTATTAAAATAATAGACAAAAATTTCATTTTTTATCCTTTACCGCATTATTTAATGTAGCAGCAGCATTATGTGCGTCTATAATATCTTGTGGAACAGGGCAATTTTCTATATACTTAATTACTTCTTCTTTTTTTACAACTTCCCTATCTATATACTTAATAACCTCATCACCCTTTTCTTTTAATACTTTTGTCTTAGTAACAATTTTTTCTTGTATTTCTATGTTTTTTTCTGCTGATTGTGTCTCTACTTTAGCTACTTGGGCCTCAACTTCTTTAACTTTAAGTTCCCATTCTTTATTATCAGCTAATCCGCCCTCTAAAAAAGCTCCAAAAACAAGCGTTAGTAGGCCAAGTATTTGTAAAGGTATTCTGTATTTTCCAATGAATGGAATGAAACTTAGTACAAACCCAAATAGGGTTAATAATATACCACCTAAGAATATACAGTGAACAATGAATTCTGATAATATTGTAAATATCCACATCAACTATTTATAAAATTCTTTAACTTTTTCAGCAATATATTCAATTTCATTATCATATAACTCTGGATATATAGGTAATGATAAAACTCCTTTAGCAAGCATGTAACTGGTACTAAAAAAGCTAGGATTTGTATACATTTTATAAGCAGACATTTCACTTAGTGTCTTGTCATAGTGAATTTTCGTTTCAATATTATTTGAAGTTAAAAAAGTCCTAAGTGCGTTTCTTTCATTTGTATAGATTATATATTTTTGAATAGCGTGATTTTCGCTTGTATCACACAACGATTTAATTGGTAAATCTTTAAATTGATCATTCCAATAATTTGCTATAATTTTGCGTTTAATTTGCCATTGATCAATATATTTTGATCTTACTAATACATGGGCACAATCTAACTCGCTCATTTTAGTATTGGTGCCTGGTGTTTTAAACAATGGCTTCCCATCGCTACGGTAGGTTATTATAAAGTTTAAAAAATCTCCGTCGGTGGTTAAAATAGCACCACCGTTACCTGAACTGTTTAAATTTTTAGTTGGATCAAATGAAACTGTTGTTGCGAATCCCAAGTTACTATTTTTAGTTAATGATAGCCAATGTTGGGCTCCGTCAATAACAAAATGAGTTGTTTGTTTCTTAAATTTTATTTTAGGATCTTTACCATATAAACCAACTACAACTATACAATCTATATTAGATGGAATCTTTTCAAAGTTTATAATACCATATTCATTAGTATCTACTAGTTCAAGAGAACATCCATTAAGAATAAATGCGTTCGCTGTGGCAGGATAAGTTAGATTTGGTATAGCAACTGTTCTTATTCCATAAACTTCTCGCAAATAAGTTGCTACAATTTCAAGTGCCTGCGTTCCACTATGACATATAGCAGCATAGGCACCTACTCTTTCGCCTAAATACTTCTCTAATTCTCTGGTATAAAAACCTTCATTAAATTGCCCTGATGCTAAAATTGTATTAGTAACATCAAGGATTTCATCTTTAACAGTATTATACTGTCGGTTCAGACCAAAAAATGGAATTGCGAATCCATTCATAGGTTGTTTTTAAACCTTCATCAATGTTTACCACAGGAGTAAAATCAAAATCTTGTTTAGCTAATCCAATATCAAGACTACCACTAGTTGGACTTTCTATTTTCTTTTCAGCAAGGTTAATTTTACCTGACCCAACTAAAGATATAATTTTATTTGCTACATCCAAAATACTCACGCTAGATCCACTACTAATATTGTAAGTTTTATTGTCAGTATTTTTACTTAATATTGCCTTTAAACAACCTTCAATAAAATCATCGATATAAGTAAAATCTAATTTTTCAGCTTCACCATTTATTATCAATTTTTTATTGTCTTTTGCTGCTATAAAAAATTTAGCAATTAATCTAATATTAGAATCTCTAGGACCATACAGGGTTGTAGGTCTGATTATTGTGAACTTTATTTTATTTTTTGTACAAAAATCTTTTACTAAAAATTCAGCAAGTTGTTTATACATTCCATAAGCATTTGTAGGCTGAGTAGTTGTATCTTCTTTCACCCCATCTACGAAATTACCGTAGACCATACTACTACTAATATAAACAAACTTTTTTACTTTGTAACTTTTACTCATTTCCAATATTCTTAATAATCCTTCCACCATACTTCGTGAGGCATATATTGGATCTTTATCGATAATTTCTTGGCTAGAAGATCCAGCACAATGAACTACAATAGAAGGTTTATAATCTCTAAAAATTAATTGTTGTCGTTGCCCATCCACAATATCCCCATTTAAAAATAAATACCCAGGAAGTAAACTATCCAATCTTTCTTTCATAAGGACATTTAACTGGTGTAAATTCAACGACGGATATCTAACATTGTCAACAATAGTCACTTTGTGTTTCTTTTTTTGTAATTGTCTTACTAAGTTATGTCCTATAAATCCAATACCACCATTAATTAAAATATTCATTCGTACCTCAATTTAAAATATGTGTAATCACTTTCGTTAAAATCTGCAAAAATACAATAAGTAAATCCAAATGAATTGAACTCAACATTACGCTGCCAAAAAGGAGGATTTACAGAATTTTTCATTACCCATTTACCTTTTTCTGTTTGCTGCCATTCATAAATTGGCCAACTAATTAACAAATCAGGATCTTCCACATCACCCGTACTAATTTTATGTACTAAAACCTTAACGGTTTTAGTATCCTTACACTGCCATTTCTGCTCTAATAGGTCCATGTGATGTATAATTTAATAGGTTAATGTCTTTCATGGTAAACATACTAATATCTTTTATTTCTGGATTTAATACCAATACAGGACTGGATAATGGATGCCTTGTCAATTGTTCTTTGACCTGATCCAAATGGTTTTTATAAATATGTGTGTCTCCCATATTAATTATAAGTTCACCTATTCGTAAATCAGTTACTTGAGCAACCATATGGGTGAACAAAGCGTAACTAGCAATGTTAAACGGCAAACCTAAGAACACGTCCACACTACGTTGATACATTTGACAACTTAATTCTTTGTTCTTATTAACGTAAAACTGCGCTAATATATGACAAGGTGGCAGTGCCATTTCATTAAGTTCCCCTGGGTTCCATGCTGTAATAATATGTCTGCGACCATTAGGATCTGATTTTAATCCAGCAATTAAATTATTTAATTGATCTACGTAACCACCATTGAATGGTTTTCGCCAACGGCGCCATTGTACTCCATATATGCGACCAACATCCCCTTCGAACCTAGCTTTCTTCTTCCAGTAAGGTGCTAGACTATTTGGTGTCCATATTGTTACGGTTCCATCTTTAGTTCCATGCGTAAGTTCTGCTAATCGTCTTTCATCTTTGGACCCTTCAATAAACCAAAGAAGTTCGGCAACGACACTTTTCCAAGCAAGTTTCTTAGTGGTAATGGCAGGGAATCCTGTACGCAAATCAAAGCGAAGATTACGACCAAAAACACTAATGGTGCCCACACTAGTTCTATCATCTTTCTCCTCTCCGTTTTCTAAAATATCATGTAATAAATAATGGTATTGTTTCATTTTTTCCGTCTATAAATTTCGTAACTGTGGTCTCCGTGCCCACTTGCCCTAACTATTTTAAATTCATTTTTTAATTTTACAATATCAATATAACAATCACAAGTATATTCGGTAAATGTTTGTGTTAAATGTATCTCATCTAAATAATCCCACGCACTTTTAATTAATTTTGCGCCACCTATTATCCAAGCATCTTTAAAATTACTAATATGATCTATACTAGGTATAGTAAAACAACTTCCAGGGTAAAAGCCTTTATTTGATGTTACAATAAAGTTTATGCGGTTCGGTAAAGGTTTACAACTTAAACTTTCCCAAGTTTTACGGCCCATTACAATAACGCCGCCATTTGTTAATCTCTTAAATCTTGGCAAATCGCCTTCAATTTTATTCCAAGGTAATTTATTTTTGTAACCTATCCCACCGTTCTTATCACAAGCAATAATTAATTTCATAACTTATTTAAAAGTCTATAGTTTCAGGTTGAACTACTCCAGCGATACCTTCTACATTTAATACAAACTCAACACTTATAATTTGATCGTCTAATTCATGTAATTTTTTACTTACTGCTAATTCAACTTGATCGGGGTCTAATCCCTGTGATAGAAACTTTTGTATATTAATTGTTTGTTGTTTTTTACCTTCTAATTTAATGACTAACTTTTTAATAAACTCTATTGGTATTTTTTGTTTTTCAACATCCGCTAAGATGTGTTCCCATTTTTTAATAAAATCAGGTGACATGTTATCAAACTTTAATTTTAGGTTTCCTACCTCGTTTTACTGGAGTTGTGACTGTTTCTGTTACAACCAAATTTGGATCTAAATTTGATGCTTCCTTAAGGAGTCTTTCAACTTCAGCCATTAACCCTTTTGCTTCAAGGCTCATTTTATTTGCTTGCTCACGCAATTGATTAGCTAAATGACTATCACTTAAGGTGTCCCCTGTAGAAATTACAGGCGGTTTCTGCTTTTGATTAGCATTACCGCGAAGACGTTTTGCTACATCTACTGGGTCTTGTAAACCCATACTTGCGTCCATCTCAGCTAGTTTTTTAACTGCCTCTTCTCCTTGTTTCATTTCATCAAGTATTTTATTAAGTTCATTTAACTTTATTTTAACATTTGGAGCAGGGGTCATAACAACCTGTTCGGTGTTGACTTTTTTAAGTTGTGCCTCAGCATGTAATACTTGTAAAATAATTCTACCATCTTTTGTATGTGTTCGATTTAAGGCATCTGCTAAATTCTCACTGTTTTGTCCTATATCACTTTCAATACATTTAATCATAGGATCGTGAACATTTTGATTTAGTAACTCAGTGTATGTTACTAAACACATATGATGTTCACCTGGAATTTCTCTAAATACTACAGCAACTTTTCTATCACCATGTTTGCCAACATGTCTTAAAAAACCCATTGTTTTCTCCTATATACAAAGATATTTACTATGTGAGAAAGACTATGTAATTTTTATTACGACCAAGTTAATGTATAAAGTATTGCTTCTTTTGGGTCTTCAAAAGCAGGAGACATTTCACCTATTTTGTATTCACCATCTAATGGGGGTATTAAACAAAACCTACCTGTTAAGTTTTGTTTTATCCAAATAATTGAATCCTCTTGTACTGGTGTAGTTGTTTTTACAAAATGAGGTGGGCAATAATTTAATTCCCTTTGTTGAAACCAGGTATGTATATTAATGGAATATTTGGACACTTAGAATATTTTTTGGTTTTGAGTTGAGTTTTTGTCGCTATAAATTTTGTTTCCGTTTTCTCTAATCCAATTAACTATAGGCTGCGGATCTCTGGCAAATTCTTTGCGAACTTCATTTTCATTCATACTGGTTGTAAAACTATAAACTTCATAACTACGATGTGTATTTACTCTAGCTCGCATTAAAATAGCCTGTAAAGGAATTGGATTGGGTTTTTTAGGAACAACTTCTTCTTTAAGCTTTTTCCAAATCACATCTTTTTCATAGTCCTCAACAATCTTTAATGCGTCATCAATATTAAAGATGGATTCTAATCCAAGCATATCCCAAACAACAAGAAATCTATTGGTCTTTTTTCTTGAGGGCATATAACATCTCTACTTTTTCTATCGCATCATTTATTGTAGCATCACTATCAGCCATATATACAGCAGGCTTTAATCTTTCCCAACGTTGGTAAATCGCTTGTTCCTTTTGCCATTTTTCATCAACATGAAGTAAGGAACGGGCAGTCTCGCCCTGTTCCCTTTTGTATATAGTAATGCCTTTATCAGGACTTTCATATACAACATCATGCTTTTTCATCATATAAAGCAAATGTCCCAAACGGAGGATTCGGATCCTTGTCACCATGAATGATCCAAGTAGTATCGCAATAGTCAGGATCACCCCAAGAACCACAAGGATATCCATCAGTAAATACAATCAATCGCTTTGGTTCGATTGCTTCACGGCGTAGATACGCAAAGATTACATCAAAGTCAGTACCACCTCCACCTGCGGGTTTATAACTATCAATAGTATCCAAATTCTCAGAATTAAAGTCCGAAGGATTATAAACATCAGTATCAAAGCAAAATACATGAAGTTTATATCCGTCAAAACTATCCATCATACCTGCGATTTCTCCCAAGAATGCCTGTGCCTGCTTATCACTAATTGATCCACTCATATCAATAGCAATAGTAACATCAATTTCCTCGCCTGGGGTCATACCAGGCATAATTGCGTCACTATGCCAACCCCTGCGTGATGGACGAATCCAACTAAAATCCGTACGAATAGCACTTGTCAAATTAGTTTGAATCAGTTCACGCCATGGCATAACTGGATTGGTGTGTTGTTTAATTAAACGCTCAACACCCTTAGGAATACTTCCCGCATCAGCACCCTGTGCGGCATTAAGAATTGCTTGTTTAACTTCTTGCCGAACACGCTCACGCTCCTCAGCACTCATCTTAGGACGCTTACTATTACCTTCACCCTCAGTTTCACCCTCACCTTCGCCATCCATATGATCATCAATCATTTGGTCAATGAGGTCTTCAATATTGATCTTTTGAACATTTTTCATAAGGTCATCATAAATTTCCTCAGCAGCCTTGCCATCATACTTTGCTTCATATAAGCACGGAACGGTTTTAATAAACTCACCTACCTTATGTCGCCTAAGATCGGCGTTTACAGCATAGTCATCAGCAATATTCCAAATTTGCGGATCACGGTTGTTACGACGGCCCATATGATCATACACTACATGTAACACTTCATGCCCAACTAAAAATTCAACCTCTTTAGGCTTAAGCATATTGATAAACCGTGAATTGTAGTAGAATTTAAGTCCGTCAGTTGCGGCAGTACTACACCATTCATCAGCATTAATTAGTTTGAGACGGGTAGCAAGATTGCCGAAAAAACTATGGCGTAGTAACAATCCAATTCTAGCAGTTACTAATCGTTCACGGGCAATATTATCAATCTTAGGATCAGTTGGACCAATTAAATTTTCAAATTTAGCACTGCGACTTTTTTTATTGCGTCCGATTACTTCACTCATAAATTGCTCCTTAACTTTTGCTTAGTATACTGTAAATAGGAATTAATGTAAAGTCCTATTACCACTTACTTCATCATCTACATCCAAATCTACAAAGGCCCTTTCTAGTTTTTCTAAAATTATCTCATCTAAATCGTTTAAATCAATAGGTTCGCTATCATTTACTAATGATCCATCAGCAAACTTTTTGTGAATTTCTTCAACCAATTTGTCTAGTTCCTCTTGGGTACCTTCAAAATCATCAAAGGCATCTGGAAGAAAAATTAATTTGGGTTTAGTCATAATGATAGCTTTCTGTAGCCTTTATCAAAGTAAATCTGTGCATATCCCTCAGTAGGAATCTTAAAAAGATTCATCCCTTGCTCTTTGGTCAAGCCCTTATCACGGGCACTTTGACCAAGCGCATAAAAATATCTTTTGCCTGATACTTGTTTTTTCATTTTAGTTACCTGCCTCTACAATGTATTTACCAAAACGCTTGTGAAACTCATCAAAGTTTTTCAATTGACTTGGTTCGATTGGAAGCTTGTAAGTCTTTAACGCAATCTTTGCGCCCATGACCACCAATTCAGTCTCAAAGTTAGCCATGATGTAAGTAAAGAAATTATTAGCCATGTCATGGAATTTCTTGTTGTCAACTTTTTTGTTGTCCAACGCATCCTTTAACTCATAGCACATACTAATAGTCAAAGAGTACATTGCTGATACTTCCTTAACTTGTAAATCTTTTACCTTACCAGAAAGAATGTCACTTGGCTCAGGCATACGGCTAGCAACTTTACGATGTGCCATAAACTTTACAGCCAATCCATCACCTACACTACCTGCGACTAAGTTGAATAGTGTATCGGGATCACTATCTTCATCATTAAGCAAATCACTGACAAATACCCAGCTACGCGGAGTAGCAAAAGCACGGCTACTTGATTTGTTGTCGAAATCATAGAGGTCTTGTTTGGCGAATGACAAGTAACCAACCACATCCTTATGAATGCCTTTGTTTACAGCCCAACCTTGCCAACTAGCAAAATCAGGACGCATTTCAAGATGGATAAAACGATTAGCTAAGGGCATTGGCATACGATAAGTAACACCTTTGTCACTATCACGATTACCAGCCGCTACTAGAACCACATTATCAGGAAGCACATACTTACCAACACGGCGATTTAGCACAAGTTGATAACCTGCAGCCTGTACTGCTGCAGGAGCACTGTTCATTTCATCAAGAAACAATACAATAAGTGGATACTGACTGGCAAGTTCCTCGTCAGGCAAGTCAATTGGGGGAGCCCAATCCATTTTATTAAGGTCACGATTGAAGAACGGAATACCCCGAATATCAGTAGGCTCCATTTGCGCCATACGCAAATCAATCATAAACCCACCTAGTTCCTCAGTAACCTCAGCAACTACCTCAGACTTACCGATACCTGGCGGCCCCCATAAGAAAATAGGGCGTTTAGCATCAAAAGCTTTTAGCAAAGCTTTTCGGGTCTGTACACTAGTTACAGTGTGGTTATCAGAAACTTTAGTCATAACAACTCCTATTGAAATATTTAAGAAAGTCTATTGTACAAAATATGTGATTTATTGTCAATACTACATTGACCAAAACCGTTCACTAGAAGGATCGCAACACAATGGAGTGTTACTATCAATCACAATATCTTGACCTGTCATAAGGTTTTTCACAGTTTTACGGGTAACAACACGGCGTTCATAGGTCTCACGGTCAGCGTAAGTGTAATATACATCACCTGCGTTACGATTCATGCAGGTAGCACTACGCTTTGCCGAAGCCTTTGAATTGAATACTTTAAGAATTTGTGTGCTTGCTTTATGATAAACTACGAATTCCATCTGTAACTCCTTACTATTCACTATATCCATAGTATACTACCATATCCATTTATTGTCAACTTGGAGCACCAAGAAAATGCCTACCAATCATTGATAATATCACTACGATGGCAAAGTATATTGCCAATGCTACAAAATACTTTTCATACCGATTTCTTATGGCATACCATGGGATGTTGTTAAAAGCAAACACATCCTGTATCCATAGTTGATCATTGGCTATATGATTTTCAAGTGGAGCTAAATAGGCTGAGCCAATTTTAACACGCTTACCTAAAGGTATAGGTACAGGTACTATTTCATCATTACGTATAATAAATGCCATGGTAGTCCTTAAGCACAAAGTTTATGAACTAAACCTGAATGAATCATATCCATTTCAGATTGTTCCACATAAAAATCGGTTCTAGGGTCATAATACAACCCCTCTTTGTTGTCATAATACAACACTCTACCCGAGAAATTAAAAGGTCCTTCTAGACCAACTCTGGGACCATATTTTTGTCGCATGTCGTCCATTTGAAACTTATCAGCAATGACCTTGTATCCCATACAAACTCCTCCAGTAAGTAAACCGTTAGTTTATGTTAGTTTTGATTTATTGTCAAGTATTAAAATGCTTTTAAAATGGTAATTAAAACTACCAAAGCACCTGAACTAGCAACTCCTAACAACAAATCTTTTAAATCCTGCATAACTACCCCGTTTATTTACTATACCCATAGTATATCATAGTGGGTAATTATTGTCAAATTTTGGGTTTATTCGTTGTTCCAATTAAACTCAGGAGCACATTGTCTAGGAATAATTTTTTTGTCTACTGTAATGACCTGCACATACTCACACAATCTTTTTAAAAAGTCTTGCTGGTTTTGCT